GTCCTTTTGCAAAGAACAGTTTTGGCCCCTCATATGGTCGCGGGCGGGGCCCGCCAGACCTAAGCTGCAGAAGCCGAACCTCGCTGTGCGAAATTCGGGTGACTTAGCCTTATCGCTGACAGCCGGTCCAAATGCATCAGTTAGTTTCCTAGGTGCCCCTTGGGACACCTTGGCTTGGGAGCAAGCTCCCACTAACTGGCTGATCCACTTTGCAACGCTTGTAGGGAATAGCAGGCTTGTGAAAGCCTACCAGGCCGTACTTGCTGTAGCAACGCGAATATACGGAGACCCTAGTACGACTACGCTTCAAATCTCCAGAACAGTCAAGTCTACCCAATTTGTTTCCAAATCTGGACAAGTCCTAAAAGGTCCAGCCCCAAACGCACGCAAACGCGTACGCTCGAAGACTGTTCCTGTAGAACTTACCCTAGGTAAACTTTCGCTCCGGTATGAGGCGGCCGGTAAGGTCCGTGTATTCGCTATAGTAGATTATTGGACTCAACGTGTCCTTGCACCATTACATGACTGGATGTTCGATGTACTCAAAACCTTCCCCACTGACGCTACTTTTGATCAGCAAGGCTCCCTAGAACGATTCATGTTGAATCATCCTAAAGATGGTTTTTCATACGATCTTAAGTCAGCGACAGATACAATCCCACAGGAACTGTACCGTGCCGTACTTACTCCAGTCCTTGGTGAGGACGTTGTTGAAGGCTGGTTATCACTATTATGCGATCGATGGTATCGGACTCCGCGGGAGACTCACCACTGTGCTCCAAAATACGTTAAGTATAGTCGCGGACAGCCAATGGGCGCCCTTTCCTCGTGGCCATCTATGGCCTTAGTCCATCACGCGTTAACTTTATACGCGGCCTTCCTCGAAGGGAAGGACTTAGAAATTTGGACCGAGTACAGGGTCCTTGGCGACGATAACACGAATGGCTGCAAAGCCGTAGCAGTACGGTATCGAGAGGAATCGGGTAATTTAGGCGTTCTCTTTGGGGATAAAGTGGCCCTCAAAGATGAGGGTGAGACACGCTCTGATGAGTGTAGAATCCCAGGTCCTATGATCGAGTTCGCTAATCAGTTCTGGAAAGGGACGACGAACCTGTCCCCTCTTTCATTGAAAGAGGAGGCAGGGATTCGGTCTCAGGCCGCTCGGATTGAGCTCGCATCTAGAGCGCTTACGCGCTGGGGCTTGCCGAAATTTACCGCACTGATCCCTCGTTTACTGAGGCTCCTCATTGGACCGTCTCTCTATAAAGAGACACTTGAGGGACTGAAACTGGGGCGTTTAGGGGCTATCAGCCAGATGGCTCTTATCGCTGCATTCGGTCCCGGCGCGACGACCCTTCGTCGGCAGGGATACCAATTGTCCACATTTGTTCCACTCTTGCTAGCCGTAGCCGGCAAGTCAGTGTTGCTAGGTGGGGATAAGAGGTTCCTTCTAGGTGATATTCCTAAGGGAATTGACGTTCCAAAGGGGCTATCCACAGCTATTGCTCTCCGCTATCTATCGCTTCTTGCGAAATCGATAGAGCGCAAGATCGCTCTAACTACACGAAGCCTGCATGCACTCCGTGCGTGGGTGGATAAGTTGGAGTTCGGCTTTGTGACACTTCCTTACCTTGGTAAGGCGTCACAGGCGATGGTTGACCTAATCGTTGACCATTGGCTTTCAACGAAAAGAGCCGAAGTGCCTAACGATGGCAGACCTTTCGGGTACTACCATAGTACTCGGAACATGCAGGTTCACTCGGTTGAATCGCAGGGTCTCGGCGCCCTATCAGATGCTTTGTTCGACCTACGTTGGTCGTTGAATCAAGTTCATAATCTTATGACTCAGATTCAAGGTCGTCCTAGACGACTTGCGGAGTACCAAGCGGAGCTTGCCTCTCACAACAATATGCATGTGTTTTGGGCCTCCTTGTATGCTGACTTCATTGATCAGCTTCGCCCGCGACCTCTCACAGACATAGTCTGGAAAGTGGTCGATGGTGTTGCCACCATCGTGAATAAGCTAACTGGCGGTATATCCTCTCCTACTAGGACCGATCCGAACTCACTAAGTGATGAATGGATAGAATCGTGGTATGTAGATTTGATGGCATTAGAATCCATAACAGCCGCAGCATACTTTGATCGTCTTGAAGTCATCAGTGATGACGGATTGTGCTCTGTCATAGACGGGGCGTACTGCATGAAAATTCCGGATCTTCCGGATGCACTAAACGGGGATAGTGCTGCAGCGCTCGTCTGTGAGACAGATGCACTCGACATCTCGGTACCCCGGGCTCTCAAGATGCTAGCCTTCCAGTCTGGTAATACAGACGCCGAAATCATTCAACAGTACGAGAACTTATTTGAGATCCCCATCTCAGATAATCCTGATACGTTGGATGAGTTAGCACCTTCCATATTACAAGAGGGATATGACCTACATGCGAAACTATCCGATCAGACCGATTTTACCTCCGCAGACCCATTTGCCTCACCAGACGATATTCGTCCAGCTAATGCATTTGAGAAATGGCGGCAGTCAGCGAGGGACCTCTTCCCGGTTCTTGACTACTTCGACCAGAGCTATCGCCTTGCGATAGATGATCTAGAGCTTCCAAACACGAAAAGAGGAGGACACCGTACCTCCGCCACCTTAGTATCCGCAAAAAAACAAACCATAGGTATGTTTCCGCTTTAACATACTTTTGTGTAGATCC